TGACGGTCATTATCCAGCCAGTATCTCTGATTGCGAGGTTGTTGGGATTAACGGTGATTGTGGTGTTTATTGTCCTGTATTCATGTCGGGTATATGCGATAATGTCGGAGAAGACGAAAAAGAATGGAAAGATAGAATTAAGAGCGAATATGGAGATGGAGAAGAAGCTGATGAATAGCTGGACTTATACGGACTACGGGAATAACTGTAAAAATAACAAATAACCTAAAATAATATGTTCATAAGAAAAAAGAAACTACTACAACAAATAGATAAGATGATTAAACATTACGAATCAGAAGCTAGTGCTTACCGATGGATTGAAGAACAAGACTTTTCAGAAATACCTTTTTACTCAACAGAGATGTTCACTAATCAAGAAGAAATAAAGGATAAAAAAATCGGGGCAAAAACTTCATTATACCTTTTAAAAGATAAACTTAACCTAAAATAATATGGATAATTTAAGAGAAACAATTATTAAAGCAAACCCATCACGTTCAAACCTTAATAAGAAATCTATTAAAAACTTTGGGAAAGACCCAACTATTACAGATGTGTTAATAGCATTCAGAGAGACTTTAAATAAAGAGTGTAGTGTTGTGTTCACGAATAAACATGTTGTTGATTTTATATACAAAAAATGGGATTTAGATAATGACTCGCTCTCATGGCATAAAGAAAACAAACCCGAGACTATAAAATACTTAACCAGCTTAATAACCTAAAATAATATGAACAAAAAAAAACTAAAAACTATTAGTAAAAACTTAAAACATATTCCGAGGTATCTTTCAACTTGGCTTTTTGGCGGAAACTGGGAATATGGATGGAATCCGAGCCTTATAGGTAGAATTAAAAAGTACCACGAAGAGTCTTGGTTTCGCACACATAGTTTATGGCGATTTATTAAACCCACAATAAAAAACTGGATTAACATAAAATAATATGAATAAACAAGGGCTAATAAGAATAAAAAGAACAATACAAATGATTGAAGAGCCAGAATTAACTTTAGCAGATCATTCAATAATATCACTAATAGAAGCCCTCCTAGAAGAAGACAAAGAGGAACTGACAAAAAAATATGATGATACGATAGTGTCTTTGTGTCCACATTGTCTTTGTGGTACTCATACCATAATAAATGAAAATAAGATTGGAGATTTCTGTGGTAAGTGTGGTAAAGATAAATCTAAGGAAAAGGAAAAGGAAAAACCCCAACACAAACCAACAAAGGAGAATTTGGGTTTTGAATTACGTTATAATGGAATCATAGTTAAGCCTCTATATCTTGCTCTTGCTTTCAAAGCCTATAAAAACAACAACTGGTTTCCAACAAGAGAATTAGCAGAAAAACAAAGAGATAAAAACCAAGCTATTGCAAGAGTAAAAGAATACATAGCAGAAAACTTTGGAGTGTTTGAGCCTGATTGGGGTGATGAAGATGAATGGAAGTATGAATTTGGGTATAGCCATGCAAGGGATATTTTAGAAGAAGGTGCTATCAATACATTTAAATATTACTCTCCAATAGGTTATTTAAAGTCAGAAAATAATGCAAAGCAACTAATGAAAGACTGTAAAGAAGACTTAGAAACTATTTATAAATAAATATGGAAAAAGGATTAAAAAAAAGCAATCGCAATAATATTTGCATCCTGTATGTATTTTGGTTTTAAATATGATAGTCCAATTGCATTTTTAGGGGCAATTATTGCATTTTTTAATATATAAATAAAAAAAAATTTATGGAAATTATTATCAATGGAGTTGAGGTTATCAACTCAAACATTAAAAAAGATAATTCATATGTAGTATTCGGAACTTCTTTGAAGAACTTTGTTACTATAACAGAATTAGCAAGTCAAGAAAATTATTTATTGATTAATATTGTTGGAGCAGAAGGTGAAGTCTTGGAGGGTTTCATTTATTCAGGTGATTTCAAAACAAGTCAATCTGAAGACAGAGAACCTAATTTTAAATTCAGAATTAATTTTGGAGAAATAGAAAAAATTAAAGTAGCTGAATTAGCAACTCTATCTGGAGAAATTATTGACTTGAGAATAGAATTAGGATCAAAGACAATAAAAAAGATAAAAGGTATTGGTAAAGAAGAAGATAAAATGATCTCAGAAAAACAAGATGAGTTTATAGAAAATAAATTTTATAACGATGAAGATTAAAATTAACGACAAATGCTTATTATGGAATCAAGTTATTAAAGAACTTGGTAGGAGTTGGGGTGGAAAAAAGAAGATGTTTGATTTATCAAAAGAAATGACTCATTGGGCTATATATCAAACTCCAAATACAAAGCTAATCAGAGGAAGGGTTGATATTTTTGTCACAGCAAGATATAAAACTAAACATAGAAGAGATTCGGATGGTGTATGTACAAAGGCTATCATAGACACATTAGTGACTGATGGTATTTTAATTGATGATTGTACTAAATATGTCAGAAGAGTGTCTACTGAGGCTCAAATTGGATGTGATAAAGATGAGATTATTATTGAATTAAAAAAAATATGAAAAAAGTAATAAATTTAATAAAAGATTTAATAAAAGATTTTTTTTATTTTGAGTGGTAATAATATTGGTTTTATACTTGATTAAAAATTATTAATGTGTTATTGTTAAAATATATGAATATGAAAAAACTAAGAAGTTTATTTTGTGATGGAGTAATATTATCAAATATAGGTTTAGCATTTATCAGTTTTCTTAAAATTATAACAACTGGTGGTGCTGTTGAGAATTATACTATTATTGTAACTTCGATTGCATGTGCAATGTTAGTTAGCATGTATCATGGATTACTTGTTAGTAAAGATGAAATATCAGAGCTTGCTAATAAATCAATAGAAATGTCAAGAACATTAACTAATTTTAATAAAGATTTTTTTGATGTTTATGCTAGAACAGGAAAAGATTTAGACAGAATTACACATAAGATATCTAAGGACAAAAAAGTTAATATAGAAAAAATAAATAAAGAGTTATTGAAGATTACAAAAGAAGCTTCAACTAATGTAGAGGAAATTATTAAAAAAATGGGTAAAGTAGAGTTTTAATGATTGGTAAATTGATTAAAATAAGTGAAATCAAGAATGGTAGTATGGGCAAATACCAATGGTTGCACTTCAAAATGAAAGACAATACTGTAATGAAAACATGGGTTTATCATAGCCATAAGAATTATGATAGAATGTGGAAAATGATTATAAATATAGGAATTGGATGTAGATTAAAAAATTTGCAAAAAATGAATAAAGAATTAATTAATCCTAACAGTGATATGATTATCATTCCAGTTGACATGGAAGATGATGATATAATTGAGGTTAATAATTCTGAACCACCTATTAAAACTTAGTTAAATTATCGTATTCAAAAATAGTAAATTAAGAGGAAAGTAGTAGGTGGTTTAGAGGTATTAATTTAAAAATATGAATAAATTTATTGAAGAATCTGACCCTAAATCTAAACAATTGATTAAATTTAAGATAAAGTATCTAAAAGAGGAAATTGATAACTCCGATGATAGTGCTAGAAAGGAAAAATTAAATAAAGAAATTGATAAACTAGAAACTAGATTAGGCTCAATAGAATATATAAAAAGACCTAATTTATCAGATAGTGAGAAGAAGAGGGTAGATTATTTTCAAAATTAAATAAAAAAATATGATTGAGGAAAATATTAAGCCTTGGTCAAGAAAGTATAAAGGATGTAAAGTATGTAATACTAGCAAAATTTCTCATAGACAAGAAGGATTTTGTTTGCTTTGTTGGGGTAAGGAAAGATATAGGAGGGAAAAAGAAAAATATAAAGAATACAATAAAAAATATTGGGAAAAAAATAAAGAAAAACTAAAGAAAAAAAATAAAGATTATTATTTAAGAAAAAAATATGAAAATAGTTAAGATGGAGAATGGCTCTCCTGAAATATATAAAGCTGTACAAGGTGAAGGATTATCACTTGGTATGGCTTGTATTTTTGTAAGATTTTTTGGATGCACTTTGGATTGTACTTGGTGTGATACTGACTATAGTAAGAGAGGAGAGTTTATTGACATGGAGAAAATTGACGTGGCAAAGAAAATTTTAGAAGAAACAAACGGAGGCAAGATAAAAAGAATAATTTTCACAGGTGGTGAGCCAACATTATATCAAAATGATATATTGAGTATAATGAAAGAATTAAAAAAGGTAGACTCAGATTGGTATTTTGAGGTGGAAACAAATGGAACAGTTGAATTCAATAATGAATTTTTAACAAAAATAGATAGAATTAATTGTAGTCCTAAATTGAGTGATTCTGGAAATGTTATTCAAAAAAGATATAAACCAGATGTTCTAACTCAAATAGCTGATATTGGTAGCTTTAAATTTGTTACAGATGGAAATGATGACGAAATAAAAGAAATTAAAAAAATAATTAAAGAATGTAAAATTCCTGAAACTTCAATTATGTTAATGCCTAAAGGTGATAATAGTGCTGAAGTTGTAAAAAATTCAAGAAAAATAATTGATATTGTAGTCGAAGAGGGCTGGAAGGTAACAACTCGATTGCATATTTTATTATTTGAAAAGAAAAGAGGAGTTTAACTTAAAATAATATGTATAAATTAAAATTAAAACATCATTTTGATTCATCTCATAAACTAGAATTAGACTATAAAAGTCCTTGTCAAAATACTCATGGTCATAGATGGGAGGTAATAATTACAATAACAACGTATAAATTAAATAAAAATGGAATGGTTATTGATTTTAAACATCTAAAAGAAATAGTCAATGAATTGGATCATAAATGTTTAAATGAAGAATTAGACTTTAATCCGACTGCTGAAAATATTTCAGAATATTTATATGAAAAGATAAGTAAATTAGGTGAGTTATATAATGTTAAAGTAGAAATTTATGAAAGTCCAGAGGCTTCAATAACTTATTCAATATAAAAGCATGGAAGTAATCTATAGCTTTATAACAGGCTTAATAGTAGGAGGCATATTTACACTATTAAAATTTCCAATTCCAGCACCACCAACATTATCAGGTATTGCGGGAATAGTTGGAATTTTCGTAGGGTATTTATTAATTAAATTAATAAAATAAATATGCAAATAACATTCGAGAAGATTTCTACTGATAGCAAAAAATTAGCAGAAGAGATAAAAGCAATTGGTAAGAAATATGATGCGGTATTTGGTATACCAGCAGGGGGATTATTAACAGGACATATTTGTTCTGAAATATTAGAAATACCTCAATTAAGTTTATCTGAGTATAATGAGCAAAAAGGAACTAAAAAGATTTTAATAGTTGATGATTTAATTGATAGTGGTAGTACAATTAAAAAATTTCAAGAAGGAACTGGATATGATGTAGTAGTTGTTTATAAAAAAGAGAGTAGTCCAAATGATATAGCTCTTTATTATTGGGAAGAGTTACCAAATGAATGGATAGATTTTCCTCATGAAAAAAGCGAAACAGGAATTGAAGAACATTTAGTTAGAATAATGGAATATATTGGTGAAGATGCTGGTCGTGTTGGATTAGTAGATACTCCAAAAAGAGTAGCTAAAATGTATAAAGAGATTTTCAGAGGATATGATGAATCTCAAAAACCAAAAATAACTATATTTGATAACAATGATGATGGAATAACATATGATCAAATGATTACTGATAAAGGTGATTATTATTCACATTGTGAGCATCATATGGTTCCGTTCTTTGGTGACTATTATTTTGCTTATATTCCAGATAAAAAGATTTTAGGGTTAAGCAAGGTTGCTAGAATAGTTGATTTCTATTCAGCAAAATTACAAATTCAAGAGAGATTAGTAACTCAAATTGTTGATGAAATTGAAAAAGCTGTAAAGCCTAAAGGAATTGCTTTGGTTATGAAAGGCGAACATCTTTGTAAGACAATGAGGGGGGTAAAGAAAAAAGGAGTAATGACGACTTCTGATCTAAGGGGTGTGTTTAAGGATAAACCAGAAGTAAGAGACGAATTTTTAAAATTAATTAACTTATAATAAAAATATGAAAAGCGTAACAGTTTTGTCTGGGGGCATGGATTCTACTACTTTATTGTATAAAGCAATAAAAGATGGTGATGAAGTAACATCAGTATTATCTTTTGATTATGGTCAGCGTCATAAGAGAGAACTCGAAATGGCAAAGAAAACATGTGAGAAATTAGGACTATCACATAAGATTATAGACTTAACATCTGTAAGTCAGGTAATGAAAAATTCATCATTAACCGATGATATTGAAGTTCCTGAAGGGCATTATGCAGATGAAACTATGAAGGCAACAGTTGTTCCTAATAGAAATATGATTATGCTATCTATTGCTATTGCGGAAGCTGTATCAACTGGAGCGTCAAGGGTTTATTATGGAGCACATTCTGGTGATCATGATATTTATCCTGACTGTCGAAAGGAATTTGTGGAGGCGATGGATAAAGTTTCAAGAATTTCTAATTATGAAGAAGTAGAAGTAGTTGCTCCTTTCATTGATATGGATAAAGGAGATATCGCTATTCTTGGAAAAGAATTAAATGTAGATTATTCATTAACATTAACTTGTTACAATGGGGCGGAAGAAGCTTGTGGAAAGTGTGGGTCTTGCGTTGAAAGGCTTGAAGCATTTGAAAAAGCCGGTATCTCAGATCCAATTAAATATAAAAATAAATGAATTTATATATAGCGGGGAATGGAGTCACTGATGATAAAATGGAAGAATATAAGAAAAAAACATATTTACGAAAAGATAAGTTATATTTATTGAATTCTTATTTAGAGATTAAGAATAAGAAAAATTTAGATAAAAGATATTTTAATTATCGCTATGATAAGGATCAATTCTTTTTAGATTCAGGTGCTTTTACTGCTTTCACCCAAGGAAAAGTGATACATATTGATGATTATATTGATTTTATAAAAAAAAATGAAAATGAAATTACACTGTATGCTTCGTTGGATGTTATTGGTGATTATGAAAAAAGTCGTGTTAATCAGGAATATATGGAATCCAAGGGATTAAATCCTCTTCCAACTTTTCACGCAGGAAGTCCATTGGAAGAATTAGAACGAATGGTTGAAAAATATGATTATATTGCACTTGGGGGATTAGTCCCATTGGCTTTGGATAGAAAGAGAATGAAAGCATGGCTGGATAAGTGCTGGAAGGTTATTTTTAACAACACAATTAAGAAGAATAAACCATTAACAAAAATACATGGCTTTGGTGTGAATGCTCTTTGGGCTTGGGAAAGATATCCATTTTATAGTGTAGATGCAACAAGTTGGGTAACTGGATCAAAGTTTAGAAGAACAGTCAGATTTAATAATGGTAAAATGACTACCTCAAAAAAAGATAAATCGAGGAATCTTGATACGATAAATTTATATACTAAGGAGTATTATCATTTAAATCTTCAAAATATAGATGAATATTACAAATCTTCAAATTATGTCACTAATCTTTGGAAAAAAAGAGGTATAATTTGGGAATAATTATTATAAAAAATATGGAAATTAACACAAATAATAAAGTTGTAGATATAAATTCACTACAACCTAATGAATACAATCCTAAAATAAACTATAGGGATAATGAGGACAATAAGAAAGAATTTGAAAAGCTAAAGGAAAGTTTAAAATTAGCAGGTCAAATTCAACCTGTTATCGTAAGAGAAGTTGAGAATGAAGGAAACGTGTGGTATGAAATAGTAAATGGTTATCATAGATGGGAAGCAATGAGAGAAATGGGATATGAAAAAGTGGAAATTAAAAATTTAGGAAAGATTGATTTCGATACAGCAGTATCAAGAGCATTACTAACAGAAGATATTAAAGTGCCAATCGACTCACTTGAATTAGCAGGGTTGATGAAAGATTTAGTTACAGATGAGAAACCTGCTGGATATTGGGCTGAGTTACTACCATATGATCAAGAGCTAATTGAAAGTAAATTAGAATTATTGGATTTTGATTTTAATGAATATGACGATAAAGGTGATAGTGATTCAGAATCAAATTTAAATTATACATTCAAATTCAAGAACAAGGAAGAACTAGCTAAGGTTAAGGCATTTTTTAGTACATACGAGAAGGATGAACAATCAGATGTATTATATAATATGGTATTTCCAGGTGAAATAAATGAAGATGCTAATATTAGCGAAGATGAAGAAGAAAATAACTAAGATGTTCTAGTAAGAACTAAAAAATAACATATGGAAGAAGAAATAATTAAAAAAATAGGATTTGATAAATTAGGCACTAAAGAAATCACAGCCATTGAGTTAAGGTACTTAGGTAATTCAAGAGAGGATGTATCAGACAAGACTGGAATTAAAATTGCTACACTTGATGAGTGGTTTCAGAAGAGGGGAAGATTATGTATTCCTTATGCTGAATATACTAGTTATATGAACTCCAAGAGAAGTGAAAAGATATTAGATAAAATAATTGAAACAGATGAGAACATATTAGCTATGACGACAAATATGATGAGAGGTGTTGGTAAGAATTTAAAAGAACCAACATATTTAAAAGGATTGACAATAGCAGATTTTGAAAGAGCTTGGAAGATACAAAGGATAATGACAGGAAAGCCAGTCAATTATGAGAAACAAGACATTGAGGCAACTATAACCGATACTGATAAAATCATTGAAAAACTAGGACTAACTTCTAAAGATTTTGAAGATGAAAATTTCGAGCGAACAACAAGAAAAATTAGCAAATTACTTGAAAGCGACACAAGTGTATAAAGAAGGAAGGAAATTATTATGGAATGATGATTATTTTACATGGGTAAAAGATAATTGGTATAGTAGGGGAGAAAAATTAGATTTTGATGACCATAAATATCTAATTGATGTATATAAAGACCAAAGTCCTTTTTTAGCTTTTATGAAGTCAGCACAAGTTGGTGCTACTGAACGATTTATTACTGAGACTATTTGGCTACCAGATCAAAACAATGAGAATAGTATTTACTTCTTTCCTAGTGGTGGTACTGTTTCTGATTTGGTGCAAGAAAGAATTGACGAACCATTTAATTCATCTCCTTATCTATCAAGAGTTTCAGGTAGATCAAAGAAAATGATGGGTAAACAAGCAGATAAAGTAGGACTAAAAAGAATGAGTAAAGGGTTTGCTTATTTTAGAAGTGGTGGTTCGACTAGACAGATTACATCAGTAGCAGGTGATATGATTATAGTTGATGAAGTTGACCGTATTGACCCTAAGATGATTTCTTATTTTGATAAACGTCTTGAGCATAGTAAGAGAAAATGGCAAAGATGGGCTTCAACTCCGACTATTCCTAATTTTGGTATACATAAGATATTTCTTGATACTGACCAAAAGCATTATCATGTTAAATGTAATCATTGTAATGATTGGCAAGCATTGGATTTTTTTATCAATGTGGATAAGGAAAATGAGATAATATTCTGTTCTAAATGTAAGAAATCTATAATTCCTTGGCAATTAGAAGGACAATGGATTCCTAAATACCCTGAAAAAGAGAAAAAAGGCTTCTTCTTAACGCAATTATACTCTCCACGGCTAAATCTCCATAAAATGATAGAAGACAGCGAGAGAAGCTCTGAATGGGAAATACAGCAGTTCTATAATCAGAATTTAGGATTACCATATGAGCCAAAGGGTGCAAAATTAACTGATACTGATATTAATAATTGTATAGGGTCACATAGTCAACCACAGCACAGCAATAAAGATTATGTATATATGGGAGTTGATGTTGGAAAAAGATTGCATTATATAGTAAGAACAAAAGATATAATAGTAGGGATTGGATCAGTTGGAACATTTGAAGAGTTAGCTGATGTATTTAAAATGTTTAATGTTAGAGGAGTGGTTCTTGATGCTTTACCAGAAACAAGAAAGGTAACTGAATTTGCTAGAAAGTTTACAAAGAGAGTTAAAATGAATTACTACACAGGAATGGCAGAAATGAGCGATGCTAAAAAGTATTGGAAAGTTGATGGAGTTAAAGTTAATTCAAATAGAACAATAGGATTAGATAATGTCTTTGCAGAATTTAAACAGAGTGAAGTTGGTTTACCTGTTAATATAGACACAGAGTTCAGAGGTCATTTAAAGTCTACAATAAGAGTTATTGAAGAAGGTAAGTCAGGACAAATGAATGTGAAGTATATTGAAACTAGTGATGATCATTATCTTCATGCCTGTAATTATGCTAAATTAGCAGTTAATATATTTAATGTGGCTACGCCAGAAGTATTTGTTTTATGAGTAGAAAAAAATATAATTGTAAATATTGTAATAAGAGACATGACATTGGAGAGAAGTGTCCTAACAAAAGAAGTGAGTCTTTTATAGCGTTTGAAAAAAAATATCCAGATAAATATGGTATGAGATAATTGACAGCTATCATATATGTGTTATTATTAAAATATGAATATATTACAAAAAGGAAAATTAAAAAAAGGAATCTTAGAATTAGCTAAGTCTATTAAAGATAAGAATGACTGCCAGTATGAATGGTTTAATTCTGGGGTTGAGACTGGTAGCACTTACACTAAACACCATCTTGATGATCATAATATGTTCTATACACCAGAAGAACCAACTCTAAAAATGAGAATGGACGGACATTTTACTTGTGATTCAGTAGATCCGTCATTAAAATCAATAAGTATAAGAGTAAGTGGTGTCACTGATTAATTAATGAATAATATAAACCTATGTCAGAAGAAAAAAATGAAATAAAAATTAAAGATAATATCCAATCAAGTGAATATGCAAACTCAATCAAGATTGGAAGAACTAAATCAGACGAATTTAACTTTGTATTCATGACAGTGTTTGGGCAAGGAGATGATAGAAATGGAAAGGTAACAAGTAAGGTAACTGTTAATAGAACAACATTTGAAAGAATGACGGCTATAATGAATCAAATGAAAGATAAAATTAGTGAAGCAGAAAAACATGAAGAAGAAGAAAAAAAAGAAAAACAAATCAAAAATTAATAATAATATATATCATATTGAACTTGGCTGTATTAAAAAAGATGATGGCAATATTGAATTATTAGAAATTAGTTTGTGTAAATAATAATATTAAATTGTATAAAAGTATGAAGAAAATTGACGAAAAGATGTTAGATGAAAATGTAAAAACATCTATTAATAACAAAAAGAAAGGTATATTTTTTATAAATTCTAATTTTACTGATGAATTATTGGAATATTTATTCTTAGATGTTCAAAATGCACTTAATGATAATAATATAAAAGAAATTACTTTTTATATTAATAGTAATGGGGGAGAGGTTACAACTCTACTTCCTTTATATGATTTAATTAAAGCAACGGAAAAAAATGTAAAGACAGTAGTATTAGGAAAAGCATTTAGTGCTGGGGCAATGCTATTATTATCTGGTACAAAAGGAAAAAGATATGCTTATGAAAACTCTGTAATACTATTACATGAAGTAGCTACTAATTTTGGATATAATAAGAATAGTCAAACACAAGAAGATGCTAAATTCATGAATGACATAAATCTTAGATTAAGAGCAATGGTTGGAGTGAATTCAAAAATGACTTCAGATCAATTAGATAAATATTTTAATTCAAATAAAGATATTTATATCACAGCAAAGCAAGCATTGAGATTTGGAATAATTGACAAAATAGTGTAGAATAAAAATATAGGTATATAGTTTAGTAAAGTCAAGTTTAGTTCATTAAAAGTTATGTCAAAGTTAAGTAAAGAAGAAGTCTCTGATAGTTTTGAAGAGGCTCTTGAGAATGGCGAAGTAACTGATGCCGTAGGTGAAAAAATGTCTAAAGATGATTTTATGACATTAGACCCTAAAAAAGTTACAGAAACAATATTTCAAGTTTTATCAAATAGTAGAAAAAGATTAGAAGGAAGGCTCTTAACAATCATAGATGCAACATCAGATAAAGAAAGGGCTAAATATATTAAAGATTTAATTAAAAGTGAAATTAGATCTGAATCAAGTAATAATCTAGTAATTCTTTCGGAATGTTTCGATGACAACCTTGGTTTATCACCTGAAGAAAGAGATAATAAATAAATAAAACTAATTCGTTGACTTTACTAATTTATATATTCTACCCTCTATCTAACGATAGAGTGGTTTCAAACGCTTCTAACTCGTTGGGTTAGGGGTAGAGTATATTAATTATATGTTAGTAGAAATAGATATAGATATAATCGACCACGTACCTCTAATCATTTTATTTGTGATTATGTTTTGGAGTTTTATACAAATATTAATATCAGATGATTAAATATGATAATATAATACGGGGTGGAGCAGTGGTAGCTCGTTAGACTCATAATCTAAAGGTCGTTGGTTCAAATCCATCTCCCGTAACAAGTTAAATAAAAATAATTATATTGACGAATATAATTTAATGAAATCCAATCAAGACTCGCCATCTTCTTGGTAAAACTATTAATACTTAATCATAAATTGGCGTAATGCAATAAAATAGTAAGTTCTATATATGAGCAAGAAAAGAAACAATTCACTTAACTCTAAATCTAAGTTGAATAAGGAGTTGAAAGATTACCAACAACACAAACAAAGTAAAAAGGGATTGGGTTATATAGAAGAAGATGAAGTGAAACATTCTTCAAAAAAGAAAAAAAAGAAAACAAAAAAAGCAGATCATAAACATAAATACGAATATAAATCAGAGGAAGAGTTTGGGTTCGGGCTTAAATGTGTGACAAAGGAATATAAATGCAAGCACTGTGATAAAAAAATACACAAAATCACTACTCTTTAAAATAGAGATTAATTTTAAAAGATACAAGCGTAACTTATTTAGTCTTATCAACTAAATATATACGAAAGGCATAGCAGTCCAATGGACAATTATACACATACTAATTTTTTGCTTGTGCCTTTTGAGATTAATTGTTGTTTAAAACCTACCGAAAGGTAGCATAGTTTTTACCTGTAGGATAAAGTCTGCCTCCTATCTTTATCCTGTAGGTTTTAGATAATAATTAAAATTGTATAATGAAAATTGTATCAAGTTGGGATGATGGTTCTGGATGGGATATGAGATTACTTGATTTATTAAAGAAGTATAAGATTCAAGGCACATTTTATATACCAACAATAAATGATCTAAGCACTATAGAAATAAATAGTATACACGAAGAAGGCTTTCAGATTGGAGGTCATACTATTAGTCATCCAGAGGACTTAAAAAGGCTGTCATACGAACAACAATTAAACGAAATACAAGGTAATAAAGAATATCTAGAGGAGCTTATCGGAGATGAGGTTACTTCTTTTTGCTACCCAGGTGGAAAATATAATGAAGCTACAATGGGTATAGTCGAGAAGGTTGGATTTAGAGAAGCTAGAACAACAATGGTTGGCTCTATAAGTGAACCTGAAAATAGATTTAGAAGACATACTACTGTTCATGTGTATAATGGAAGACCTGAATACAAAGGAAAAACATGGCAAGAGTATGGTTGGGAAAAGTTTTTAGAGGCAGATAGAGTAGACGGGTATTTTCACATTTGGGGACATTCATTGGAAATAGAACATCATAATGAATGGAAAAATCTAGAAGAATTTTTTAGAAAAATATATGATTACTAAAATAAGTAATGTAAAAATAATTGAAGCGAGTGATAAGAAAGGATTAGTTGCCTTGGCATCTATTGTAATCAATGATTCATTTTATCTTGGATCAATTGGTATTTATATAGCATTAAAAGGTGGATACAAAGGATACAGATTAACCTTTCCTACAAAAAAATTAAAGGATGATAATGATATAAAATTATTCTTTCCTATTAATATTTCCTTAACGAATACTATGAATAGGGCAATAATTAATGAATATCTATTTACAATTAAGAATAAGTAATATGAAGGTATATTTACCTAACTCAAGTAAACAATCATTAGGTGGTGGTTGGACATTTAGAAGAAATCTAGTTAAAGGCTCTAAAGAATTATTTGAAGTTGTCGATGATTGGAAAGAATGTGACATAGCTTTAATTAGTGGAGTTACGATGGTTACAAGAGATGAAATGCAAGCAATAAAAGAAGCAGGAAAGAAAATAGTTCTCCGTGTTGATAATATGCCAAAGGATTCAAGAAATAGAGGAACAGCATTTAGTAGAATGAAAGACTTTTCCAAGATGGCAGATTATATTATATTTCAAAGTAAATGGGCAATGGATTATGTAGGTTATTGGATAAAGAATACAGTGGAAGCAGAAGCAATGAATACTATTGGTAAATACTCTATAATCTTTAATGGTGTTGATACTGAATACTTTTACTTTGAAGATAATCCAAGACAAAGACCAGAGAATTACTTATATGTTCAATACAATAGAGATGAGAACAAAAGACCAACGGAAGCATTTTATAATTTTGCAATGAAATCAAGATTTATAACAAATGCAAAATTAAGTATAGTTGGGAATTTTAGTCCTGAAACTATTAATTATAATTTTGATTTCTTTAACAATGAATTAGTTAGTTATCAAGGAGTCTTTAATGATCCAATGGAAATGGGAAATGAAATGAGAAGAAATAAGTATTTATTATTTCCAGCATTTGCAGACGCTAGTCCTAATACAGTTGGAGAAGCATTGGCATGTGGAATGATTCCAAAAGCTACAAATAAAGTAGGTGGAACAAAAGAGGTGATTCAATATCTTTTATCACATAAACAAAAAACTGGTAGTACATATTCGATACAAAATATGGCTTATCAATATAATGAAGTATTTAAAAAATTAATTTAAAAAATATGGACAACAATATAAAAAAAGAAACAATGGAAAAACTTTTGAGTGATTTATATGCTGATTATTTAAAACACAAATCAGTGATTCATTATTTAAAAGTTAAACATTTTGATGAGATCAAGGAAGATCTAGATGAGGTAAGAAAAAATCTAGCAGATGTTAGAACAAAAGCAGAAGATGAAAAAATAAGTGAAGAAGAGACTAAGGAATGTGCTATTAAAATTGCTGAACTTGAAGGCAGAATTGATTTATGTGAACAAAAAAGAGAAGAGGTTAGATTAGCTGAAGGAAGAATTGAGGAAACTATTAAGCACTACAATTATATAAAAAATCTTCACAGTGAAGGGGTTTATAATAATAGTAAATTGGATTAATTTTAAGAAGTTCTTTACAATTAAAATAAATTATTTGTTTTTTCCTTTAATATTAAAGAAAAAATAGGTCTTGATTTATTATTAAATATAATATATAATATATATATAATAAATAATATAAATAAAAACTATGAAAAAAGCATTAACAAGAAATAATAAAGAATTATATTATCTTGATAAAAAAGGAAAAAAAATAAATGGAGTTCATAAAAATATCACTGGTAATCCTTCCCGTATTTATGGTGATGTTACTAATATCTATGGTGATACTTCCCGTATTCATGGTGATATTTCTAATCTTATTGGTAATGTTTTTCATATCTATGGTGATGTTTCTAATATCTATGGTGATGTTTCTAATATTTATGGTGGTGTTTCTGATATATCTGGTGATGTTTCTGATATATCTGGTAATGTTTCTAATATCTCTGGTGATGTTTCTAATATCTCTAGTAATGTTTCTGATATATCTGGTAATGTTTCTAATATATCTGGTGATATTACTGGTATCTCTGGTGATGTTTCTAATATTTATGGTGGTGTTATTAATATTTATGGAGGTGTTTCTAATATCTCTGGTGATGTTTCAGGTGTCTCTGGTGGTGTTTCTAATATATCTGGTGATTTAGATGAATGTGAGATAACACAAGAGGATAGAAAAAATGGCATTGATATAAATACTTTAATTAACTAATATAAATAACAATGTTAGAAAAAATGTATGAAGAGTTTACTGCTAATATCTTACCAAAAATAGCAGAAGGGTTAGTAATCACAAAGGATTATTTCTTGGAATTTTTTAGTAGGTATATCAAATACTTATTGATTATTGATTCAATTTATTTATTAGTTAATATTATAGTATTTATAACATGTCTGATTATCTTTGTGAAAACCACAAAATGGTGTAATAACTTTAATGAAGATGAAGAAGGGGAGACTTTTGATAGGTCAGGAAGTAGGATATTGATATTTATACTAGGTGCATTAATCACTCCAGGATTTATACTTTTTTCTTTTATTGCTATTCTTGTTTATAGCGAAAAAGTAGTAAAGGATATATATATTCCAGAAATTAGAATATATGAAGAATATCAAGACATGAAGATTGTTAATAATAATAAATAATAATATGGACTTCAATAATATTGATAAGGAAAAATTCAAAGAAGGAGTAATTGAACTAGCAAAAAGAGTTAAAAGCGAAGCTATTAAAGTGGATAAGCCAATGACTGAACTACAATTCGAAAATCTTAAAGTTGGAGATAAATTTAAATTCTTAGAATCTCGTATAGCATATACTCCTTTTGGAAAAGGATTTATAGCTACAATAACAAGTGTATCAACTGAAAAAGAAGGTTATTGTGACGTTACATTTGAAGATAATTGTACTATATGGCACGTAACTAAAAGAAATCATGATAAGTTAAGTTTAGTGGAAAAGAAAATAGAAAAGAAACCAATGACTAAATTACAATTCAATAATATTAAAGTTGGAGATAAAGTTGAATTCCTAGTAGATAGGGTATCAAGTACTCCTTATAAAAAGGGATTTGTAGCTACAGTAAAGTCTAGAGTAGTAAATGGTGAGTGTCTTTATATCGAATTCCATGAAGATGGTCATACCTGGAACTTAATTACAGATCATTGCAATTTATTAAGTTTAGTAGAAAAAAACTAGAGTAGCATAATTGGTAATGCACCACCCTGTTAAGGTGAACAATATAGGTTCGAGTCCTATCTTTAGTGCTTATAATTTATAATAAAGATATGGGAGATATATCAAATATGATGATGACTGGGGTTATGTGTGCAATGTGTGGTGAGTTTTTAGATTGCGAGCAATGTGCAGATATGGAAATACCTATGTATTGCTGTAATTTATGTGCAGAAAAGGCAGGAACTAATAAAGATCAAGTTTGTAATCATTATGAATAAAGAAATACAGAAACAATTGAAAAAAGGGATTGAAAAAATAGTAAAAGATGTGAATAAGATAAAGATTAAACCTGAGCCATCATTTCCTTTTTATCCATTCAATGAGGAGACAGTGAGAGCTAGGAATACAACAAAGAGAGTAGTAAAGGATAATAAGGCATTGGTTCAATATCCTAATCGTTGCGCTCGTGGTACTAGCACTCTTACTTATTATGCTGCTGGTAGCATTGTAACTAAAAAAACGTATTATTATTGTGGATATGTAGCTATTCCTAATGAAAAATTGCCAATAGAGTGGAAAAATGAAGACTTGTACGCAGATGATCTTCATAGATTAAATATTTATGGTGGTTTAAATTATTGTGATTACCAAGAAGAATACACAGTATTTGGATTTGATTGTAATCATTACGGAGATGATGAACGTAAAGAATTACAAGATGAAAAATTTGTATTTAGATTAGTAGACCAAATGGAATATTGTATATTAGAATATGCGAAACAATATGACAAATGGAAGAAATCTTATAATCTCGGAAGATTAATAATTATAAAATCAATAAATTCACATAGCACGAGTAAATTCCATGACAAATCATTTTAAAAATATGAAAAAAGACGAAGCAACAGAAAATAAAATAAAAGAAGCATACTTTAATTTATTCTTAGAAGCAATTAAAGAGTGTTTTAAACCTTTTACTTATAGAGAATATATAAGTGAAGAAAGAATGATAACGATAAAGAGAAGAAGGATGGATTTTGCAAATGGAGATGGCGTGAAGTTGTGGTGTGATGCTTCAGATAATTTTGAATATAATAAGTTAAAAAATTTAATTCATAAACATAATAAAATATAATATGAAAGATAAAACAACATCAGCATTATTAGCTTTTATCCTAGGAGGCTTTGGAGTGCATAAATTTTATCTAGGAAAAACAGGAATGGGATTACTGTATTTAGTATTTTCATTAACATATATCCCTGCCATAGTGGCTTTCATTGAATCATTGGTATTATTCTCAATGACTGAAAAGGATTTTAATAAGAAATATAATAGTAAAAAATAAATATATGGCTTCATTAAGTCGTGAACAACTTGAAAAATGGTTAAGAACTGTTGATGTGAAAGTTGATAATGTTTTAGATATTGGCGGAAGTCAAAATCCAATCAATAAAAGAGTTAAAAGTTGGGAAGTAAAAGAATCTCTAATATTAGATTTACCAGAACCACATGAAGGATCACCTAAACCAGATATTGAATGTGATCTAAATAAATTGGATGAATGTACTCCAGAATATAAATATCCAGAAGGTTTAAGAGATTGGGCTGATATATCTTTTTGTATAGAGGTCAGTGAATATTGGTATAATCCATTACAGGCATTAAAAAATATAAATTATTTTATGAAGTCTGGGGGAGTTTTATATATTAGCTTTCATTTTATATATCCAGTACATAATCCAAAAGGATTAGACTACCTAAGATATACACCTAATGGAGCTGAAAAGATATTAGAAGAAGCAGGATTCAAAGTAGAAGAAATCATAAACAGAGAAGGAGATGGATTTGGTGTGATATATGATATGAATAGAATGAGAGGGCGTAAAGATTATAATCAAAGGATACAAGGCTCATTAATCAAAGCAATCAAAAAATAAGGAGGGAAAAAATTGGCAGAGATAGAATTGGTTTGTCCAAAATGTTCAAGTGATGATATTGCATCCGTTAAAAGAGATAATGGTTCTGGGATGATAACTAGTATCATTGCATTTTGTAAGAAGTGTGGACATTGTTTTAGTAAACCATGTTATTATAAAAAGGAGGATAGTAATGAAGAAAAGTAAAACAATATTGATATTGGATGAAGGTGATTTTAAGGTTCTTCTTTCTGGGTTACGAAAATCATTAACTGGCATAACAATAGAGTATGCGGCTAGATTTGAAACCGAAGAAGAGTTGATTGCAGTTAGTAGAGTTAAAAAAGTTTTAATCAACATGAAGAGGATTAAGGCTGACAAAAAGGAAAAAGTAAAAAAGTAAGAAAGAAAAAGATTGACAGGGGAGGAATAAATTCTCCCTTGTCAAAATTATTTATTGCGATGTGGTTATAGTTCAATGGTAGAGCATCGGCTTGTGGTGCCGACAATTGGAGTCCAAATCTCCATAGCCACCCCCTAGTAAATAATTGAATATTGATTACTGGCGAATGTGGGTTTCACGTAGGGAGTCTAGTAAGTGTAATATTTATACTGAGGGATTCACCTTTATAGTATACGGAAAATCACCTCTCGCCAGCAATTAGTATTTAATTCTTTATAAAAAGTTGGGTATTAATTATTCAATAAAGTAGAATCATGGGGACGATATTCTACCATTCGGGATAGTTAGTGGGGTATTTATTTACTCCCTAGCTTTTTACAAAGAATTTATGTTTGATAAACTTGGAATATGTTGTAAATTGGTATTTTTCCAATTTTTTATACTGAATTTATTAATATTAGTGATAGATAATAAGAATTTATCACTATCATTATTAATAATGTATCAATTTATATTATTGTGTTACCTACGTTATAAATATAATAAATATGTTAAAGATTAATTATGTATGCAGGAATATCTTTTACAAAAAAAGAAAGAGACTATATCAATAAATTGTGGACTGGAAGTGGTTTTACTTCTTCTAGTACTACCGACACTAAAGGAGAATCCCATTGGGTTAGCATTACTGTTAATGGCGATATTTATTGTAATAATCCATATCCTGAAAAAGAGGAAGAGAAAAAAGAAAAAGTGCAATTGCGGTTGCCAGGAAATTACAGATTACGAGACTTTAATGAGAAAATAAAAAAAATATAATATGCAATCTTTCATACTGTTTTCAGTAATTTTTTGGACTATAATATTAATACTTATTAAATGTAGGTATGTTCTTGGCGGAAAGACAATTTTAAAACCAAAAGCAATAATATTTATAACAATGTTCTTTGTGATTGCTGTTTATATAGGTCTATACATAAGTACTAAAAAATATGAATAAAGAAGTTAACATTAATCTTGGGAGTGGCAGATTGATAATTAAAGGCTACATCAATATAGATAAAACACAGATCATTGACGGTAGAGGCAATAAAACTGTAGACATTTTATTGGATATTGAAAAAGAAAAATTACCATTTGAGGATAATTCAGTAGACAGAATAAAAGTTGATAATGTGCTAGAACATGTAGATGAATTAGAATTTGTCTTAAATGAGTGTCATAGAGTATTAAAAAAAGACGGAGTGATAACTGGTATTGTTCCAAAAGCTGGAACTGAATTGGATTTCTCTGATCCAACACATAAAAGGCATTTCACTAGAAGAACATTCAGTTATTTTACAGGAGAGAGTCTTTCACATAAAGATAAACCAGCTCATCCTAAGTATGCTGATTATGGATTCAAGCCTTGGATTCAAAATGATCTTCAAATACAAGAAAATGATCTAATACACTTTATAATGTCACCTAGAAAATAAATTTAAAAATATGTTAAACAATAAAGAATTTTACGAAAGTATAATGCCAATAGAGCAAAAAATAGTTGATTACTATAAGTCTTTATGTCATGAGAATAAATTTGAAAATGTTTTAGAAATTGGAAGTGGTTGGGGATTATTTACTAGAAGCGTAATGGAGGGTTGCGATGCAAAGATAACCACAATAGATAAAATAAATGACTTAGAGACTTTTCAAAAAAATACAGCAGGATATGAAAAAAGAATAAAGCGAGTGATTGGATCATCTAGTGAAAAATTGCCTGGACTAATATCATTGGGAAATAAATATGATTTAATCTATGTAGATGGTGATCACGGATATGATGGAGTCGTAGAGGATTTAGAGAAAGTAAAAAAATTAATATTACCGAATACTATTATTATATTAGATGATGTTTTTCATAAAAATAATTGGAAACCATATAAAGATGGATTTGATTATGGAGTAGCTAAGGCAATGTGGGAATTTGTTAATGAGAATAATTTTAGTAAGGTAGAGATTATTAACATAGGACATGGAGTAGTTAAAATTAATATTTAATCTATATGAGAGTCGTACTAATTACACAACAAGGGAGTGGAAGTAATCTATTAAGGAGTTTGCTTAATAGTCATTCTGATATATTTTTCGCAAATGAAATTCTTACAAAGTCAGAAGAATATCAAAATTATCAAAAGAAATATTCTATTGATGCTCCTAAAAAATATATAAATAATTTCTTTAATAAAGATAGACCTGAAAAAGTAATTGGATTTGATTTAAAATATAACAATATATCTCCAGAGCCTCAGATATTAGATTATTTAAAAGAAAATAAAGATATTGTAGTTATCCATTTATATAGATGTAAAGGTAGAACTTTTATGAGAGATATGAATGAAAAGAATAAAGCGACTTTATCCTATGGACAATTTCAAGAACATTTAAAATGGATGAATAAATGGCAAGAGTTAATTGAAAAAGAATTCAATATTGAGGGTAGAAAATATATACGTATTAATTACGAGGAAATGACTAGGGGTTATGAGATAGAAGAATTACCTCATTATCTAAATGAAGAGTTATGTAAATTCTTAAAAGTAGACAATGTTAAATTAACTAAGTCTAAAGAACAGGTTAGAGAGAATAAACTTAAAATGAGATATTAATAAAATAAGAATATAATCTATGAAAATTCTATTAGTGCCTGACGTTCCAAATTGGGCTATTGGACAGTTGGCTAATAAAAAAGTAAAATACAATCCTCATCTTGATATAAAAATACATTGCGTACACCCAAGAGATGCAGGTGAAAAATCAAAACAAAAAGAATTTATAGATATAGTAAATAGTTTTGACCCAGATATAATTCACTTTGAATATTTTAGAAGTTGTAGTCAATTACTAGATGCTTTACCAGAATTGAAATCAAGGAAAATACTTTTAACTCATCACAACCAAAAAGATAGAGCATTAGGAACAATGGATTGGTTTCAAAATGGAGTTGATTATATTTCATGTTTTACTAATAAATGTAAAGAGAAATTAGTTGATAAATATGGTCAACCTGAAAAATTTATCAAAGTTATTAATCATGGAATTGATCTAGGTGAATTTGAATATTCAGATAAAGAACCAGAAGAAAAAACAGTAGGATATGTTGGTAGAATTGTTCCGTGGAAAGGATTAAAAGAAATAGCAAGAGCATGTAAGGAGTTAGGATATAAAGTACAATTTATGGGAAAGCAAGATAAGATTGGATATTGGAAAGAGATATTAGACGAAGGGTTAGAAGATGTAATAGACATGAGTTTTTATGATGTGCCTGATGAGGAGAGAAAAGAAGCTTATAATAATATGACTATTTATTGCGGTAATAGTGAAGATGGTTTAGAAGAAGGTCCATTGGGATATTTAGAAGCTATGGCATCAGGAGTTCCAGTTGTTACAACATTATCAGGAGTCGCAAGAGATATAGCAAGAGACGGGGAAAATGCTTCAGTTGTTCCATTTAATGATTATGAAAAATTAAAAGAATCTATTAAGACATTAATGGAGGACGAAGGATTGAGAAAGAAATTAAGAAAAGGTGGTTGGGAAACTGTTAAAAATATGTCAGATGAAAGAATGGCGTATCAATACAGTAATCTTTATTATGAAATAAATGGACAAGGGCAAGACTTAGCATCCATTATTTTACCTTTCACTTCTAGCAGAATAATGCAAGTAAATGACTTATTAGGAGCTATTGAAAAACAAAGTTATGAAAATATTGAAGTCATACTAGCAAATGATAGTAGCGAAGACTTGAGTGAGATGATAGACACATGGCGAAAAACCTATAAAATGCCCCTTAAATACGTTAGAACTAACAATGATGGCTATGGACTCGCACAAGCCAGAAATATGGCTTCTATCGAAGCTGAGGGCGAATATCTAGTGTTCTTAGATAGTAGATTAAAGCCAGAAGAAGATGTAGTTGAAATGTTCGTTAATTCATTGGCTTCAAGTGGTTCAAAAGTTTGGATATTTGGAGAAAAAGGGGGAAAGAAAGCAACGTTCGTTGAAAATTTTAGTGCAGTCAGAAGAGAAGATTATTTTACCTTTGGAATGTGTAATGAGCGAATAGATGGATATGGAGGAATGAGTCAAGATATTAGAACAAGATGGGGTAATCAAGGTGGATCATTTGTTTATGCAGAAGACATAACTTGTGAGCAAATTAAAAAAGCAAGTAAGGATAGCAAAAGGAGAAAGGAAATATCAGACATGAAACTTAAACTTTATAAAATGTATAAAAATGATGCAAGGTAATAATTGATAATAAAAGAATTAAATAAAAATGTATGAATAAAACAAGAATATTTAATCATGTATGGCATTTAGGTCATCAGTACAGCTTAGCTCAAATTCCCGATACTGAATTATATTGGCTAAACACTCCAAGAAGAACTTTCAGTTCAATGCCTAGAGGTCCATTAGAGAATTACAAAAACTTTAAAGAGTATGTTCCTTATTATGAGTCTGGAAAATATGACGTAGCAATTCTTCACTTAGATCAACAATGCTTAGAAGAGCAATTATGGGATAGAGGTAAAGGAAGTTTATTTAAAGAATTGAATGAAGTTGTAACTGATATTCCAAAGATCGTTATAATGCACGGTACTCCTTATTATCCTGAAATGTTTGGTTGTGATATTAAAAAGGAAAATTATGAAGCACTTGGGATGGAGGAAGGAAGTATTGGAATGAGTAGCGAATTAATAAATAAATTCAAAGAAGCAGTTAAAGATTGTGATAAGATTATTTTTAATAGCCATACAGCTCAAAGACAATGGGGATTCGCAAAAGATCCAAGAGCTAAAACAATTATTCATGGGCTAGATGAAAACGAATGGTTTGATTTACCTAAAGAGCCAAGAGTAGTTACAATGATTAGCCCAGGTGGATTAGATTTATATTATGATAGAACTTTCTTAAAGGCAGTAAAAGAAGAATTGGCTGAAAGAGGAATAGAACATTGTCATATTACAGTTGATCAAAGATTTAGTAATTGGGATGAGTACAGAACTTTTCTTGGTTCAAGTCTACTTTATTTTAATCCAACAAGGGAAAGTCCAATGCCTAGAAGTAGAACAGAAGCAATGCTTTCTGGTTGCTGTGTTATCACTACTTTAAATCAAGATGCAGAAACATTTATTGAAGATGGTGTTAATGGCTATAAGGCAGTAAGAAATCCACAATACATTGCTGATCTAGTAGAAGGTCTTATTAATAATTATAAAAAAGCCGTTGAAATTGGGCAAAAAGGAAAAGAAACTGCTTTGAAATTGTTTAACCATGATAGATATATGAAAGACTGGAGAGAGACAATAGATGAAGTATTAAATAAATAATTTAAAATATGTTAAATAGAAAAGATTACACTACATTAATATCATTATTGAAATCGCTTAAAGCATCTGAAGCAATAGATTGGAATGAAGAATATGAATCAATGGTGGATAAATTAGCAAATTGTAAAATTGAATTAATCAAAAAAGATAATCAATAAATTAAATTATATGAGTAAAAAAATTGGAATTCAAACTTTTGAAAAATTTGAAGGAAGAAAAGGAATTGGCAGTAGTCGAATAAGAGCAAGGTGGATTGCTAATCATTGGGAAGATGCTGAAATTTATAAGAGTGGTCAAAAATACGATATAATGATTTATCAGAAATGTTATTGGATAGATCATGCAAAAAATTTCGATGGAATAAAGATATTGGATTTATGTGATCCAGATTGGCTACATTGGGCTTATAGAGTAAAAGAAATGATTGACTTATGTGATGCAGTTACAACTAGCACTGAAGCATTAGCTGAGTCTATAAGAAAGTTTACAGATAAACCAGTAGTATGTATTCCAGATAGACTTGATTTAGATGAGTTTAAAAATAAGAAAATACATTGTGGTAGAGCGAAGACAGCATTATGGTATGGCTATTCTAACAATGCTACCCTACTTTATCCTGTTATTAATTATTTAATTAAACATAATTTAAATTTAATAGTTTTATCTGATAAGCAAGTACAGATACAAAGAGATCAAGCAGAGAAAATTAAAGTAGATTTTTATAAATATAATGAAGAGACTGCTAATAATAATATTATCAAAGGTGACTTCGTTATTAATCCGAAAAGTAAGAGTGGGAAATGGAAGTACAAAAGTAACAATAAAACAATAACAGCATTAGCATTAGGAGTTCCTGTAGTTGAAACACCTAAAGATATAGAAAGATTTTTAGATCCAGATGAAAGAAATAAAGAAATTAATGACAAGACGGAAAACATAAGGAAGGAATATGATGTTAAAAATAGTATTAAACAATATAATGATTTAATAGATGAAATTAAAAAATCTAAAAAAATTAATACTGAGGAAAATCCTAGTTAGCAATAAATTAATATTATTTAATCAACTTATTAAATACTTCAAAATGCCTAAAGATATTTTTATCTGGCATTGTGCAAGAGGCAGGTGTGGTGCGATCATAACAAAGACGAATAAACCTTTTCTTGATGATAAAATTTATTGGTGTAAAAGATGTAATACAAAATTTACTCAAAGAGAAGTTTTAAAACATAATAAAAAAAACATATTAAGATTTGTGAACTCATTATAATTTGCATTTATTTTACAAAAATGCTATAGTGATAATAACATTTCAATATTTGGTGGAAATTCCTCTAGCTTCTACGGGACTAGAAGAGAACAAGTACCAAAGCTTACGAGCTGAATACTATATATTCAGTTTACAAGCTTTGGTACTTTTTTTATTATAAATGCTAATATTAGTGAAATATGGGACTCAAAAATAAAATCAAAAATATATTCGGAGGTAAGAAAGCACAAAGTAGCACCAAAAGAAAAAACCCAACAGGGTATGAAGTTGCAAGTTATGGAGAGTATGCTTTGTCCACAGGTAGCAAGGCTAATTATTTAGAAGCTATGAAAGGATGGGTCTTCGCTTGTGTAAATGCAATCTCGGATGAAGTCGGAAGCATCCAATTAAAACTATATAAAAAAGAAAGTAATGGTGACATTGTTGAAGTTACTGACCATAAAGCACTTGATGTGCTATATAAAGTAAATAACTTTACTACAAAATTTGACCATTTTTGGCTAACTCAAGCCTATTTAGAATTAGCTGGTGAATCTCCTTGGTTTGTTGAAAAGGATAAAGATAATGAACCATCAGCAATTTACTTTTTGAGACCTGATAAAATAACACCTGTACCTGATAAGGATCAGGTTATTTCTGGTTATAAATATAGAATAGATTCAAAAAATGAGATTACTTTAAATGTTGATGAAGTAATATTTTTAAAAAATCCTAATCCTGCTAATCCTTTTAGAGGTAAGGGTACACTAGAAAATGCACTTTTAACATATGATATTGATGAGAGTGCTGAATTATGGAACTTTAAATTCTTCAAAAACTCTGCTAGACCTGACATGATTATGACTATTAAAGATATGGAGAGTTTAGAGCCAGAACAACAAGATAAATTAAAAAAGAGTATCAGGGAAGCTCACCAAGGACTAGATAAGAGCCATAATTTAATGGTTCTTTTTGGCGATATGTTATTGGAGAAATTTGGAACAAGTCATACTGATATGGACTTCATGAATCAACAAGGTTTTACTAGGGACAAGCTATTATCAATTTTTAGAGTGCCTAAGAGTGTTATAGCATTAACTGAAGGAGTAAACTTTGCAAGTTCTAAGACGAGTATATATACTTTCAGCAGATTTACAATAAAACCTAAAATGGAAAGAATTATTCAGCAATTAAATGAATTTTATTTGCCGATGTTTAATGATACTGAGAATATGTTCCTCGATTATGAAAGTCCAGTTCCAGAAGATATGGAAGAAAAATTAAAAATACAAGAAACAGGAGTAAAAAATGGTTGGTTGACCATAAATGAGGTTAGAAGTCAAGAAGGGCTTGAACCATTGGAAGGATTTGATGTTCCTTATATGCCATTAAATCTATATCCAGTTGGAGGTGATACTCTACCAGAGATGCCACCTGAAGGAGAGGAAGAGCCAAGTAAAGAAGAGGCAGAGCCTAAAGAAGCTGATGAGAAAACAAAGAAAGTCAAAAAGAAAGGATACCACAATATAGAAAGATTGCGACAGATGAAAGCTAGAAATATGACTTACTTCAATCTCGAAGATAAGATCAAGGAGGTTGAAGCGAATATAAAGAAAAAAATAAATGAAGAAATTACTAAAAGTAAAAAAAATAAAAAGAAAATTGATTCAAAAGAACTTGAATTAATAAAGAAAAAGATTAAAGAAGAAGCTGGACTTGATAAGGTTAAGGAATCAAAGAAGAGAGAAGAGAAGATAAAAATAGTTATTATTAAGGATGATAGATTAAAGAAAGAGTACACGGAGAAGATGAAAAAAATAGATGAAAGATTAAAACATGTTAAAAAACTTGAAGGTGATAAGATAATTGAAAAGAAAAGTGCGGTAGAAGAAACTAAAAAGTTACGTGAATTGAGGAGAAAATTAATTTCAGATTATAATTCTAGACAAAATGAAAGCTAATGTTTTACAAAAAATAAGATCAGCGATTAATAAGAGATTGGTAAGACTCACCCCTTTTCAGAAATTTCATTATTGGAAGGTGAAGAATAGATATTTTAGAAAGTTCTATGGGATGGTTGAAAACAGGAATAGGGAATATTTTAAAGAACAGTATGAAGTTATAATAGAGAAATTAAAAAAACAAACAGTACAATCAAAAAGTATAACAAAAAAGAGTGATGTTGATTGGCATAAAATTCAATTAAATTCAAAGGCTGAAAATGCAAGGATGAGGAAAGAGATATTACCAGTAATGGAACAATTATACGAAGAATCAAAAGCAGGAACATTACAATTAATTGGAGTTGAATTGCCAGATGCTTTTACTGCAATGAGTGATATTGAAAAAGAGATATTAGATAATGAATTAACAACAGTATATTCTGGAGTTAGTAAGACTACTAATAAGCTAATAAAAAATCAATTAATTGAAGGAATAGGATTGGATGAAGGTTACCATGAATTGGCTACTAGGATTAGAAATGTCTTTACAAATGCAACGCAATATAGAGCAAGGATGATAGCAGTTACAGAAACAGCTCGTGTGAATTCAACAGCAAATGAAAGTGCAATGGCACAAAGTGGTGTTGTAGTTGGCAAAGAATGGACTGTTGAGCCTGGAGCTTGTCCTATATGTCTTGATTTAAGAGGAGAGAAGGTTCCATTAGGTGAAAGTTTTAGTACAGTAGATAATCCTCCTGCTCATCCCAATTGTTTTGATAAGTACACAGAAGTTTATACTGATAACGGATGGAAATTTTTTAAAGATTTAGACGAGAATGATAAGATATGGTCATTAAAACCAAACAATCTTACCAGTGAATTTGTTAAATATAAAAATTTTGTTAAATATAAGGCAGATAAAATAGTTGAATATTCAGGGAGATCTTTTAATCTAGCTAATACTTTAAATCATAACCAATTTGTTAAATTTAGAATTAAAAATAAAGGAAGAAAAGATGCTGGATATTTTAAATTAATTCAAGAAGATGAATTACCAAATAATGATTTTTCATTTTATTCTGGAATTAATTGGCTTGGTAAAAATACTGAATTTATTAGAATAGGTAGACATAATATTGATGCAGTTAGTTATTGTAGATTTATGGGTTGGTATTTGTCAGAAGGAAGTGCGGTTAAAAGAGGAGAGAAGTGGTATCAAATAAGTATTTCTCAAAAAAAATACAAAGACATGGTGATAGAAGATTTAAATAGATTACCAATAAAAATACAAATAGGTAAGGAGACTATAAGTTTTAATGACTTGGATTTTGGAAAATATCTTTTAAAATTCGGGAAAAGTAATGAAAAATTTGTTCCAAAAGAAATAAAGAAGATGAGTAAAGAATTAATTGAGCAATTTTTAGAAACGTATTTATTAGGCGATGGTAGTTATAAAGAAGGTAAGATTTGGAAGGGATTTAAATTTAGTGGTCAAGGAAGTTATTTTACATCTTCTAAAAGAATGGCTGATGATATAGGTGAATTGATTATGAAGATTGGAAAGAAACCTTCATTTAAATTATCGAAATGTAAAGGTAAAAAAATTAAATTTAAAAATGGCGAATATAAAATAAATAATAATATTTGGAAGATTTCAGAATGTAAGAATGTTAATACTGATAGAAATAGGTTGAAAAAGGAAATAAGAGATTATGATGATTATGTTTATGATGTGGAGTTAGAAAGAAATCATATATTATTAGTTAGGAGGAATGGAAAAGTTGTTTGGTCTGGGAATTGCCGTTGCGATATTACTCCAGTTTTTACAAAAGAAGAGTTAGATTAATATATGAGTGATACAAATAAAATAAAAAATATAATAGATGAGATAGATGAGGAATTGAAAGATGATAGTAAACCAGAAATGGAAATGCCGAAAAGTCTAAAAACTTCTATTGAGATTTTAGATATATTAACTAGTGGCTCTAATGATAATGATAAAAATTTTAAAGAAATAAAATCACTTGTTAAGGATATAAAAGATGGATTTTCAGTTGAGAGTATTAATTTATTAGAAAAGAAATTGGGAAGTATAATTGATGGATTAAAAGATATTGATAAAAAGAGTAAGGATTCTGAAATAATTAATAAATTACATGATGTTAAAAATGCTATTGAAGAAATTAAAATTCCAGAAGAAGTTAAAGTTACTAATCAGAACGAAGAAGTTTCTATTAAAAACTTTCCAGAGACTCAAGAAGTGTATGTTAAAAATCTACCAAAACAAAAAGAAAAGATTAGCATTGACAACTTACCAGAAATACAAAAGGTAGAGGTAATTAATTCTCCAGAAGTTAAAGATCCGCAAAATGTTATTGTAAAGAATGAAGTTAAAGTACAAGAGCCAGTTTGGTATAAGAAGCCTTGGAAAATGAGTACATTTTTTAATAAATTAGAGGAGTTGTGGAAGACTTATCAAAGAAAGGGATTGGAAAGAATAACTACTAGTACATATGAAATTGAAGCTGACAAGCATAAAAATCCGAAAGAAGCATTAGCAGTAAAATTAGTTGATAAAGATGGAGAGTTCATTGATAAATTAACTCCAAATGTAACAGTACAAGCACCTGCTTATGGTGGTGGAAGTGGTAATGGAGCTACTAAGATTAAAAATTCAAGTGGTGATATTATTAATCCAGCAACGAAAGAAAATCAGATTAATGGAGATCAAAAATCACAACTAGTTGATACAAGTGGAAGAATTGCAACAGTAATCGAGAACTCAGACCAAGTAGCTCCTCTAGGATATATGTCAGGATTATCAGTAGTAGACCAAGATCTATCTGCATTGTACGCAGGACGTGCATTTAGAAGTGAGAAGTTCGTTTGTTTAGATATAAACGAGACTAAAGACTTTCTATCAATAACATATGATGGACCGACACAAATACACCTTATTATTGATGTGAAAAGTACGGCAGAAACAGAATATCAGGTTTATTTAGAGCCTACAGTAACAGATAACGGAGACTTGGTTAGACAAGCACCAAGAAACCCACATATTCAGTTTATTGGAGGCTATGAACCAACATACACTATATATGAGAACTCAACTATAACAAACGATGGACTGAGTATTAGAACTGAGGAATGGGGGAATGGTAGCAAAAATGGAGGAAAGAATAATCTATTAAAAACAATTCTAAGCCCTAACCAAAAATTACTGTTTAGAGTTAAGTCGCTAGTAAATGGGAACTGTATAACTTTCTTAGCTCTATGGGAAGAGTGGCAACAAGAAGACCCAGTATAATAAATAAACTCAAAATATGGCATCAAATAATATATATAAAGTATACAGCGAAGAGCTAACATCTGGAAATAGTCCAGTAACGCTTGATGTTTCTGATGACTTAACTGCTAAAGCTGGTGATGGAAAAATGTATTATGGCAATAGTGGTATTCTACAGAACAATGGCAACTACGACCTACAGATTGAGATTAGTATGGACGGTGTTACTTTCGGCGAAGCACAAGTTCTGCGTTCCAGAGAAGTCGAAAGACTAAAGAACAGTAGTTTTAAATCTATAAGGTTAACACACCTAGGAGATGACACGGGCTATACAATAAAAGCATATAGTAAAGGCGTAGGGGATGTAGATTTATTATCTGGCTCAACTAATATCAGAGACATTGATGACAACACTGAACCGCAAGACTTATTATTCGCAGAAAGTCTAAGTCAATTCACTACAGCTGCCGACACTACAGCTAGTACAACTACTACACTAGAATATGATTTTACTGCAACAGCAGGACATGGTTTAGTAAATGGAGACCAAATATTACTTATAACTACTGATAGATCATTTAGAGCATATGTAACTAATGTAGTCGCTAACGTAATAACAGTAGATACTCCTATAGACTTTGTATTCCCGTCTGGTTCTATTGGTTTAGTTATTAATACCAACATGGCAGTTGATGGTAGTGCTACTCCTCGTATATTTAAAGTACAGGCAGGTGCTACTCCAGTGCTTATTAGAAGAATAGTAATATCAATAACTGATGGCAGTTCCATGGATGACTCTAAGTTTGGTGGGATTCCAGCCTTAGGAAAAGGACTGGTTTTTAGGATAGTTAATAGTTTCCAGAAATCTATATTCAACTTTAAATCTAATGACGATTTTAAACTATGGGCTGGACCTTCAGACCTTGTTTATTCGGACAAATCTCCAGCTGGTGTGTACGGAGTAGGAACTAGATTGACTTTTGCAGGTAAAGAAAAACATGGAACAGTATTAAAACTAAGTGGGACTGACGAATTGCAATTTGTAGTGCAGGACGATTTGACAGACTTAGCGACATTAATATGTTCCGCACAAGGTAATAAATTTAGTTAAAAATATGAACAATAGTGATGATTTACAAAATAGAATAGATAAAATTGACCCAGAAGCGAGAATGGAGATTTTTAAAATGGGTGCAGAATATATGAAAAAAGAAATTCCAAAACATGAAGCACCGTCAAAAGAGACAAAAGAGATGATAAAAGATTTAGAGAGTAAGATGGTGACTAAAGAAATATTTAAATTAATGTTTGATGATTTAACTAAATTAATTAAATTAAAATTTGATAATAATGAAAAAGGTCATAAGGCTATAGAAACTCAAACTAAATTAACAAACGGAAGAGTTTCTAAGTTGGAGAGTTGGCAAATAAAAATGATAACAGTTGGAACTACAATATCTGTAATGTTCACAATCGCATTATCAATAATCGGATTAGTAAAATAATAATATATATAATCACATACCAAGGCAGTAATGCCTATTAATAAATCAATAATAAAAATATGAAAATAAAGCATTTACAGGCTACTACTACTATGAAAGGTGGCAAACTGCTTGCAATAGCTTCTACTCAGAATGAAGATAGAGTTGGCGATGCACTAGACATGAAGGATTGGGATTTGTCTAAATTTAAAGCTAATCCTGTTCTACAAGCTGGACATGACTATAGACCAGAATTTACTATTGGCATTGCTAAGAACATGAGAGTAGAAGGTAAACAATTAGTTTTTGAGCCTGAATTTCACGACTTAACACAGTTAGCTCGTGATATTAAAGCCATGTATACATCTGATCCTGCTATTTTAAAAGCGTGGTCAGTAGGATTTATCCCAAAAGAATTGAAAGAAGGTGATAATGCAAAACATGAATTGTTAGAAGTTTCAGCCGTTGCTGTTCCTGCTAATGCAGAGTGTCTTACTATCGCTAAAGGATATGGGAATGAAGAAGCTAGTAAAGTTAAAGAATGGATTGGAAATGAAGTTGAAGAAAAAGAAGAGGAAGAGGTAGAAGAAAAAGAGGAGAAAGAAGAAGAGAAAGTAGAAGAAAAAAGTATTGAAAAGAAAGAGAATGAAGAAGTAACTGAAACAGTTAATGATGAACTAGATGAAGCACAGGCTAGAAAACAAAAGTGGGATAATTTTGATCAGGTAGATAGTATTATGTATGCCTTTTATAAGGTTTATATGCAAAAAGAAATTCCAGTTGAAGATTTTGATAATTTACTAAAAGAAGCTATTGGATTACTAGGTAATTTAACAGGTGCTACTGAAAAGAAATTTGAGAGTGAATTATTGAAAGATTTTGATGGAAAATTATCTGAAGTAACGAAAGAAGTTGAGGATGGAAAGATGGATACTGTTGTAGAGGCTGTCGAGGAACTTAAAAAGAGTGTATCACAAAATAACGATACAATTATCGCTCTTGGGGAAACTATTAAAGAAACCCAAGCCAAAAAGGCGAAAGGTGATGATGGTGTTAAAAGTCGAGAACCAAAGGAGGTAAAAGGACAGAAAAGCATTAGTGGCGACACTGTCGTATTACGTGCTTTGCAAAAAATTGCTAAAGAAGCAAATAAAGGGCTTCATAAAATTAAAAAATAATTATAAATTAGTTTGCAATTTCTAGTTACACTAGATTTAATTAAAAAAACATATGAAAAAGATTGTTAAAATTAACGGGAAGACATATATTGTCGACCTTGACACACAAAAAATGGAAGAGGTTGAAGGCGATGAGTCTGAAACTGAAACCGTTGAAGAAACTGTTGAAGAAGAGACTGTTGAAGAAACCAAAGAGGAAGAAGCAACAGAATCAGAAGATGACGTTGAAGAAAAAGTTGACGAAGCTGCAGAAAAAATCATGAAGTCTTTAGGTATTGACGCATTGAAGAAAGAGATGAAAGCTCTATCTACAAAAGTTGAGACTAAGGGTACTGATTCTAAATATTCTGCTCTAGTTGATTTTGAAAAGTTGATGAACAAAAGTGTTAGTGAGATGACATCTAAGGAAAAGATTGTAGGATTTTTCCAAGGGATGGTTCAAAGTAATACTGCTGTTTTAAAAGCTCTTTCAGAAGGTACTGCCGCTGATGGTGGTTATCTATTTCCAGATGAATTTCGTGCTGAAATCATCAGAGATATTGCTGATACACCTCACATGAGAAATGAGGTTACTATTATTCCTATGAAGAGAGATGTGATGAATATCCCAACTCTTGAATCAGGACCACAAATCACATGGACTGCTGAGAACGCTACTAAATCAACAACTACATCTCATTTCAATCAAAAGACTTTGACTGTTAAGAAAATGGCAGCTATTCTATATGCTTCAGACGAATTGATTGAAGATTCAACTGAAATTGATATTGTTCAATTTATTATCGGTTTATTTTCAGAAGCAATTGGTACTGAAGAAGATAGGGTAATTACTAGAGGTAATGGCTCAACAGAGCCTACTGGTCTATCTACTGCTACAATCGGTTCAGTTACATGTTCTGGTAATCTTGATTTTGACGACATGATTAATGTCGAATTCTTACTACCTGGTAAATATCATACAAATGCTAAATACTTCGTACATAGAAACAACATTAAAGAGTTAAGAAAACTCCAAGATACAACTGGAAGATATATCTGGATGGATCCTGTAGCTCCTGGACAACCTGCTACTTTCCACGGATACCCAGTTATCGAAAACAACCACCTTTCAGAATCTGAAATTTATTTCGGTGATCTGAAAAAGGCTTATTGGCTAGGTGATCGAAAGTCAATGACTGTTAAAATATCTAACGATACTGAAACAGCATTTACTAAAGATCAAACAGCTATTAGAGTTGTTTCTCGTATTGCTGGTAATGTAGTTCTTGAAGCTGCTGTTAAGAAAATTATTTCTATTCCTTAGTAAGTAATTACTAGAATATTAATTAATATTTCTTAGTTTGGAATTGGGCTGATTAGCCTTTCATCAGCCCTTTCCAGATTAACATAGAAAATATATGGAAAAAATATATATTTTAAAATCCAAAGATGGTTATGAATCAGGAGAAATAATTTTAGTTGACGAGAGACTTGCTAATATACTTATTAAAAAGGGTATAGCCAGAAAAGTGTCAGCTAAGGATTATTTAGTTAAACCGTTATTTGGTATATCAAAGGCATTTAATAAATTTACATAAAAATATGAGCAAAGAAAAACAAAGCATAAAGGGCTTTTTCAGAGTTCAAATAACTGATGATAAAGGAGTTGTTAGCGGTGATACTGGTTGGAAACAAAATCAAGTTACTAATCTTGGAATTCAAGACTATGTAGTTGATTGGTTGGTAGGTGATACCGATAATGGTAAATCTATCACACATATGGCTCTTGGATCTGGTGGAGCGCCTGCTTCAAATGATACTTCACTTACAGGTGAGGTTGAAAAGAGACAGTCTGTTTCTACTTCAATTGTTGCAAGTAGAACTGCACAATTTACAGCTCAGTTTGCGAGTTCTGATTCATTTGTAACTAATACTCAAAACGTTAGTAATGTTGGATTGTTTAATACATCAAGTGGTGGAACAATTTTCTCTGGTAACACATATGC